ATACAGATTGTCTTCCATAGCCTCTTCTGTGATAGAGAAGCCCATCGCAACAGTCTCATGGTTGTAACGCGCAGTGAATGATTCCTGTGCGTTATCATATGAGATGGCAGAACCTTCCGCTTTCACGGGGGCTGCACCAAAGCCAGACAATTTTACTTCCTCTTCAAAGCTACGCTCTGATGATTCAGTTTCATAGATTGCTGCATGTTCGTCTTCGTACCGACCATATTCGATACCAAACAAAGCATTCAGACCGGGTAATAGCTCTTTAAGGAGCTGGGCGCGAGAAATAGCCATTATTTATACTCCTTAAATACCAGTGCCATTCGTCATCGAATGGGAACTAGGGTTGAACTTAACGATCACATCAGTAAACGCATCGTTTACTTCTGAACCGGGCGCATCAACAAAACCAACAATCTTAAAGGCGATTGTAGCAGTTGTGTTTTTAGTAGCAATATCCAGAGAGATAGCGGAGTTGCCATCAAAGGTGCTACCAGCAGTTTGATTAATTGCCATGTTCTGATGCAAATCAGTCTGAGGCACTTGACCATCAGCTTGAATTTGAAAGCGAACACTTGGATCATCAACAATATACGCCTGAGCATCTGACGCTACTGTACCAGCAGGCCAGTACTGACGCTGAATGAACCCTTGAGTTGCATCTGTGTAAGAACAACCCATGAATACACCAATAGTGCCAGCGGTGAAAGGTGCAGCGTTAGTTCCGACTGCGCTCATTTTTTCAATCGTTCCAGCAGCGACAACAGCAACGATGTCCCCGTAGAAGATATCGGTGGCATACGCACTTGCAATAGGAAGCTGGGTAGTAGCGCCTGCATAAGCAGTGCCCCCCACTCTATTCAATGGGCGCAAACCGTAAGGATTAGATGTAGTAGCCATAAGGCCCTCCTGTCATCTAAGTTTACAAACTAGCAAGCACCCCAAAAGTTCTATTGAACTTATAGACTACTTACCAAACGAAGATCGTGTGCTTCGTTCTGGAGCCAGAACGGGCATACGAGGGTCTGATTGTTTTAGATACGAGTTATCAACAGCATCCATTTGGCTTTGAGCCGCCTGTAACTGTGCTTCAACCCTAGCCTCGACCTGTTCAGTAGCAAGTTGACATAACAGTAAACCCCCTACCTCAATACCGTCTTGGAATCGTGAATCTATATCAGACACAATGTGAAGGTCTGGATGATCCTCCTTACGAACTGGCGTCCATCCCTCACGAAATCTGGAAGAGACGTTAGTGTTATCCGTATTTCCCAATGTAGATGTGCGGATCCAACGGAAGGTAATACCATCGCGTGGCTCTGGGGAAGGTAACATTGTTGGTCTAGTCCATGACGCTTTACGTTTCACCGCATCGCGGGTCTCTGTTGTGCGTGGAGATCTGTTCGTCATTTGGATTGATCCTTCATTAATTGCGCCGCATATTGCTCATTTGTGAGTCCAAGCCGCTTGGCGAGAGAGGCTTGTGTTGAGGTAAGTCGCACTGTGCGTGATTTTTTCGTCGTTCTTGACGGTGCAGCAACCACGGAGCCACCTTGACGTTGGGGTGCTTGTACCTCTACTTGCCCATCGTCAAACTTATCTGGAAAGACCCGTCTCATGGCCTTGTCAATTTCTGTATAATACTGATCTGTATTTGGATCAATCCCTGATTGCACAAGCTTTTGATGCACACCATATGCATAGCCCGTCATTTCAGGAGTTTCAGGATTCTCAAACCAAGTATTTTTCTTACCCCACTCTAAAGCGCGTGGATCAACTTGCGGCTTGGCAGGTGCTTGTTGTTGATACTGAGGTTGAGGTTGAGGCGCAGGTATCTTCTGAGGCCTGTAGTTGGCGATCTTGTCTGCTTCTATTCTCAAAGCAGTTACTTTATCGTTTGCCTCAAGGATTAGGTCTGAATCACCAGCGTCAATAGCCTCTTTGTAGGCAACCTTTGCACGATCCAACTCAGCTTGAACACGACCTTTAGCCTGATTAACAAGAGTTTGCTCACCCTGCTCAAGAGACTGTCTAAGTCGTTCATTCTCAGCCTTAATAGACTCAGCATACTTTAAGGCCTCTTCACGCAGCCTTATCGCTTCTTCTTTGTTTCTGCGCTGCTCGTTGACCTCATAGGTCATTTTCTTCATGCGCTTTTGAACACCCTCAGAATACTTATCCAGTTCATCTTCGTCTGGAATTTCTGGCTCTGCATCCTCAGCCTTTCGCGGGCGACCACGATCCTCTTCTGGAGTATCATCTACGATTTCAATTTCAAACTTATCATCAGACACAACATCTTGTGCTTCAGGTGATTCGTTTCCAATATCTTCCATCATTTCAGGTTCTGAAGCTAAATTACTCATGCCCGTGTATACCCCCTTGGATCGTCAACAACAGCCTCAATAGTGTCATCGTTCACTAATCGAAACTCTTTGCCATGTATTTTAAATCTAGTTCCTGAGTAGGATCTAAAAATAACAAAGTCACCCTCCTTACAGTAGGCTCCATTTGGGAATCTTTCTTTATCGGAATACGCATCTGGTCCAGTTTTTATAACAAAACCAATGATAGATGCTGTTTCTTCCATTTGTCTGAGGCCATCTGGCATATATACGCCACCCTCAGTTTTCTCATTAACTTCAACTGTACTAATGAGAACCTTGTAGCCTTTAGGTTCTGGTAACTGAGTCGCTACTTTTTCCTCAGTTATCTTTTTGTCTGCATACATTTTATATACCTTGCAGTGATTAGGTTCACAGAAACCGTGCGTGGATTACCCCACGAAGCCCCCATATGTAGAAATAGTTCAATTGAACTTATTGTTCAATAAATCTTTTCTCTATTTCTTGTAAATCAGACTCTAGTAACTTTAAAGCCTCATATCTCCCAACAAGTCTGCTGTAGTCATCCATAGTTTTTGCTTGGCCTCCTGCCAAGAACTGTTCTATTTCGACTTGATACTCAGCAATACTACGCTTCATCAGCGCAATAACTGTATCATCCATCCCCCTTACCTAACTCTTTTGCTAATTCAACACCAAGTTTAGCCCCAGCTTGCTGATCTGCTCGCTGAGAATTATCAAGATCAGTAGCCAACTTAACCCCCAGCTTGGCCCCCTCTCTTTGATTAGTGGCTTTTATCTTCTCAGCTTCAAGCTGAAGTTTAGCCGTGTCTAGTTGCATCTTATGCTGAAGCTCTTGAGCTTTTAACTGAAGCTCTTGCTGCTGCATCTGAACCACAGGATCTTGCTGTTGGGCTTGAGCTTGCTCTTGGGCAGCTTCCGCTTGATCCTTCTTGAGAAGTTTCTCTGCTGCGTCCTTAGCCAACCTAGAGATCTCAACCTCTACATCTTCAGGAAGGTTCTGATCTTCACTTGGTAATTCAACACCAAGCATTTTCTCCATTTCCCTACGATACTGGAACGCAACATGCTCTGTGATATGTGCCGCCATTGCTTGCTGTATCACTTGAGCAAATGGAGACTGTCCTATCATCTGAGCAAGCTTAGGATCTTGGGCAGCAGACATATGAACAGCCAAGTGAGCTTCATGGTCTTGATACTTAAATGCTTTAACTGGCTCTTGTTTCAAGATCATCATGTTCTCAGTCACAGGATCAGAAGGCTTGATATCTTCAGGAAGCTTAATAAGATCGTCAGCATCTTGAATGCCTAGAACCTCAAGCATTTGCCTGTGCAGTTTGCCCATGTCGTATAACTGTGGCGCTTGTTGAGCTAGTTGGAGTGCGGCTTGATACTGCATGATTCTTTGAGACATCGTAGCAGCATTTGGGTCTGAGACTGGTATAACATCTATGCGCTTATCAAAGTCATCTGTCCTACTGAAGTCTCCATCAACTTCATAGGCGTACTCTTCTGGCATATAGTCATGAACAATCTTAGCAAGAAGTCGTAACTCTTTTTTCATAGCTGCATGAAGTCGAGCCTGTACACCAGACATCACCTTCATTGAACGCTCCATGAGGGCAAGAGTTGTGCCCACGGGTGCCTGTGCGTTGGTATCTCCTACTTGAATGTCTGCGACTGAGCCAATGCGGCGTCCCTCTTCGACAATATTTCCAAGTAAAGAGTACAATACGCTTGATGGCTCTTTGTAAGGGATAAACGTAATCGAGTCACGTATGGCACCGCCCGGTACGTCCACATCCCTAAATTCACCCGGCATAAGAGGAGTGTCATCCCCCTTAATACGAAGACCGCGAGCTTTAAGACCCGCTGGCAAATTAGACAGTGTGCCAGCATCCACCAACTGACGAAGGATGGATGTAGCCGACTTAGCAAGTCCACCAATAAGGTGTATAAGACCTGTTCCATAGAAGCCCAAACCCGGCAGATAGCGGTAATGAACAAAGTGTAAACGCTTCTTTTTCCTTTGATCATCCTCGTACCAGTTCTTTCTTATGGATAAAATTTCTCTTGATGACTTATCAATGGTCACGACATACGGACGGGCAATCCCATCTGGATCATCAAACTCATCTGGCATGTTAATCGTTACATGCATTTCAAGTATTGTATGACGATCATCATCTTCAATTACAGCACTCTCTCCATCCAACTCATCATATTTTTCTTGGATATCAGAGAAGTCTGGAGATGGTGCGGGTAACTCTACATCACGATAAAAACCAGCAACTTGAAGCTCTCTTATTTCGTTTTCGCTTTTCTTCATGACATGCGTGTATCGCGGGCATGTCATTAAGTCTGTTGCTCCATAAGATACAACAAACTCCTCCGATGGGACAAACACAGCGCAAGGCCTGTCCATTAGCGGGTCATAGTAAACTTTTTTAAACGCAGATCCAGCTAGAGGAAGCTTGAAAAGCATTTGCTCTAGTTCATCACGATATTCTGTCATCTCTTCTGTAAGAAGATAGTTCATTTCGTTTTGAACACGATTAGCTTGATCTGCTTTCTCTGGGGTCATCTTCCCCATAATCTTTGACCTAACAGGACCACCAGCAGGGAAAAGTTCTCCCATTGCTTGAGCTTGGAACCTAACAACAGATTCTGTAAGCACAGGGTGGAACACGCCAGACGCACCAGCCCACGGCTGCTGTCTGTCTTCAATCTTCATGCCAAGTAAATCTAAACCTTTTACATAAGCCCTAGCCCAGTCAGAGCGTGACTCACGGTCAGACTCAAAATCACTAACAAGGTCAGATGCCATAGATTCAAGTTCTGAATCCTCTATGAACTCAGCCAAATTAGAGTCATGATCTGGACCCATTAGATTTTCAGCAAGGCTACCCTCAAAGTCAATGATAACACCACCGTCATCTGTTTCCATGGAAATGGAATCTGGATTTACAATCTCAACAGTAAGCTCTTCTTCAGATGGATTCTCTTCGATCTCTACATCAGAAGGAACCATTGGTTTTTCTATAGCCATGAATCACCTTCAGCTTGTGTATGTGGACGTTATCAAAATATTATTGCAAGGTCTAGTGTCGAGGTGGGCAACTTGGGGGAAGCCACCACACCCCGACTAGGGCACTGGGAGATGTGCCCCAGTATTGTTTACCCCAACGTCCGTATTGAAACAAATATTATATTCCTGTAAAACAAAGGCATGGATAACATGTTGATTTGGAACATCGTATTAACTTTTGTGGTCCTGCCCATAGGGTGGTGGGCCAATCAAATCGCATCTGAAGTCAAGCGCCTCAATATTCTTTTAAATATGACAAGAGAGAATTATATAAAGAGGGAAGAACACGCGGGGGAACTTGGGAGAGTTGTTGATCACCTCGTTAGACTTGAAGGCAAAATAGATAAACTTGCAGAAAAATAGGGGGAGATAGGCATGGGATATGTTCATCTGCGCCCTAACAGCGATATTAGCTAGTCAAAGCC